ATTTCAAATAAACGATCACCTAGTGGAAAATAAACTAAATCCCCTTCTTTAGGTCGGGTAGTTAACTTTACATTAGATTCGTTTTTAAGTAATGGTTGAATATATGTTTCCCATCTTTCTCTAGAAATAACAAGAGTTACTTCATTTGTTTGCTCAATACCAAATTTTGATAATAATGTAGGATTATCTGCATAACCATCAAAGTTGTCAATATATGCTTCTAATGGATATGAGTCATTAAATGTAGATTGTACAACTTCTCTTATTATCGTTTTTTCACTCATATACTTGCGAGGAAGATAGTGTATCTCAACACCATACATCCTCAACTGTTCGTTGATTAAATCCTGAACTAAGTTCTGTTCAGATCTTGCACCTTGTTGAAAAAACGGATTAAGTGCCATTATCCTATCATATCAAGTGGAGGAAGTTCATAAGTATTAGACATTTGCTCTCTAATGATCTCTAAATCTTTTTCTGCATCATCATAGATTTGTCTACCATTTAACTCTACCCCACCAGGCAATTTAACTCCTTGGAACTTTAATAGATTTTGACCCCATTGCCTCTTTAATAAAGCAGTAGTGTATTTCTTTAAGAATGAATCATTCCAAACTCTAGCATAATCACTTGGATCTAATTGTCTAAAACAATCAATAATTAACCAATCATCTTTAGTAACACTATCCCAATCAATATCAAGATATAATCTATCCATTCTTTTATTAAATCTTATTTGCTTCTCTGTTGTCAATAAAAAATTAATATCTTCAAGATATGTTTTAGTCATTGCATATGTCAATAATTCAGTACTACCCCAATAATAAATGTCATTCAAAAACATCTGATACTTAACACTAAACATATTATTTGTCATAGTGTTAGTGCCATCAAAATGATATATCTTTGTTACACCAATAACTGATGCAGGAATTTGTAAAAAATTACTATTTTCATAATAACTAAAAGTTACATCTGTACCAGCAATATCAGCAGTTGCAGTTGTAGTTGTTATTCCAGTTTGTTTTTTACCAGATGCCATCGAGGCTCTACCCCGATCAATATCATCTTGAGTTATCCTATATTTTAAATATGCTTGAGCAACACCATCAAAATGCCTCTCCTGAAAGTATTGGACTGCATCATCTATTATATCATCTACTTGCTCATCAGCAACATTAATCTCCAGCACAGGAGCACCCAGTTGCCTTCTGCAATAATCTGCTAATTCTGATCTACTTGATGGAGATGCCATTTATACAATTACCCCTTGATGTATTTATGGTGCGGAAGCTATGCCAGTATAAACCATAATATTTCCATTTACGATATTATAGATTGATGCTCCAGAACTTACTAAAACATTATACTCATATCTTCCTTCTGAAAGACTTGTAGTTGCAGTAGAACCCAAAGATATTTCAAAAATACCACCACCAGCACTAGTGAATCCAACAGTAAAAGTTCCTGCTGCGACTGTTGTTGCGGCCACACCAGCACTTTTCTGCATTTGGGCAGATCCTGTCCAAACCGATGTTGTAGTTAATCCTTGAAAATCAAAAGCAACATCGGAAGTATCAACTACATTAAAAGTAGTTTTAAAATCAGTACCAGTATAAAGTGCTAAATTAGCAGCATATGGAACGCCTGCTGATGGATCAAATGTTAAATTTTTACTTGCCATTTACCAGTTCCTTTAATAGAGATTTTATTTCACCAATCTCACCTTTTAAATTGGCAAGATCTTGTTCCATAGATTCCACTCTTTCATTTTTTGAATCTTTTGCACTTCTAGATGCAATATAATGTTGATAATCCAATGAATTTACATTGATAATTGTACCTGTATGAGGATCCCTTGCGAGATCCTTATGTCCTTCAATATTGTAAGGGTCCATATTAAGCAAGAGCCATTACACGCAAATCTTTAACCTTTGGAACAAATACTTGACTTGTTGATGTTAATAGAAGTTTTATTCTATAATATCTAAAGGTTGGTAATTTATCTGCTGTGAATGTAAACTCTTTAAATGATACATTATCACCAAATCCATATTGACTTGATGGAATAATAGTCCTGTCAGGTAATCCATCACTATTTTCCTGAGCAATCATTTGACCTCTACTATTAAGATTATCAGATCCAGGAAAAGGTGTAAAGATTGGTTCAAATCCAGGATCATTTCCAACTGCATAGAATGCTCTGATTTTAGCATGTGGATTAACGTGACCTGATAATATTATCTTAATTGAAGTTGCAGCATTCTCTAATTGAAGTTCTTTTGTAAGATACTGACAAGCAGTAGGATCATCATTAACAGTTTTTACCCTATTATCTGTAGCATAGTTACTAACTACACTATTAACCCTATTATTTGTAAGAATAGTACTTACTCTTTGAGCATCAATTACTGGACTTACTTTAGGATCAGTAGTTCCAAGAGTCAATCTCATTTGTAGAGATTTATTACCCTCCAGTTGATCTAATTTTTCATCTTCATTTATCTTAGAATAAACTGCTCTTGGAGTATCAAGATAATTTGGTTCTCCGATTGCAATAGTTTCAAATCCTTCATTAAGATATCCAGTTTCATCTCCACTAATACTTGTTGCAGAAGTGGTTCTTACTTCACATCCTAAAGTAGTTCCTCTAGTTGTAACATTCTGTACAATTGGAGTAATAACTTCAAATGGCATATTTTGTGTTGCCTTTGTTTGATATCCTCCACAAGACTTAGTTTGATTTAAGTATAATTTAGGGAATCCAACATCATTACTTCTATCATCATTAATAGTTCCAATTCCAGTCATATCAAGTTTGATATTATAAGAATCAAAAGTAATTGCTCCAGAAGTAGCTGTTGATGTGGTGGTGGAAAGTCCGTGAGTTGTATTTATTCTCTTCAGACTAACTCCTCCAAGTTCATACTTATGGACAGGTGTTCCTACAGAATAATCAACTTTATCATCACCTCTATCAGAAATACTAATTACATTTCCAGTTACATTATTATATTCAAGAATTTCTTTTCCAATTTTAACATATCCTCTATTAGTTGTACCAACTCCAACATTTTCAAAATTTGTAAATGAACTTGCATCATCAACAGTAAATGAAGCTTCATTACCAGTTTCTAATGCAATACTTAATTTAGTTGGTTTAATATCAGATTGAGCATCAGATATTTTAACTCTATTTTGAGTAGAATACATTCCATGATTTTTATGGTTTACCTGAATATGTAATCCATCTGATTCGACATCAATAGAACTAATTTGAACATCTCCACCATTCACAAATCCAAGTTCAGTTTTAATACCAGAACTATTTGTATAGAAGAGAGTATTAGCAGTACCAACAACAAATTCACCTTGAACATTATCAATAGTCAATTCGTTGGTCATTCCAATACCAGTAATACTAAATCTAGCATTACGTCCTACAGTTCCATTACCACCAGTAGAAAGTCCAATAGTTGTTATACCAAGAACATCACCTACAGAGTATCCTGTTCCACCAGAAGTGATAGTAGCAGCAGCTGCAACTCCATTATTAACATAAACCTCTGCAACTGCTCCTTTTCCAGTACCAGTAATTGTTTCTAGATTAACACTAGCAAATGTTTGATTACCATCAAGAGGTGTATATCCAATACCAGCATTAGTAATACTTAAACCAGCAGGAATAATAGATCCACCAGCACCTACGATATTACCCTCAGCCATCGTACCATCTTGAATAATGGTATTACCCATCTCATAAGAATCACCAACAGTAGTTCCAAGACCAACTCTTATTCTTCTAGAATGAAGAATTAATGAATCTGGTGCTAGTGTAGGAATTTGATTATTTCCTTCAGTTAATTCTGGATTATAGAATTCAACAGTACCTGATGTTTCAAATTCTGCTCTATACATGGTAAATTTCAAATCTTCCCACTGACTTGGTTCCCAAGTAGAGGCATTTTGAGATTTAAAGAGAGATCCTAAGTAAGGTTGGTTAGAAATAAAGGTATTAGTAAGTAGATCAGTTTCACCAATTCTTGAAATATAAACACTATACTTAGTAGAGTTGGATGCTAAAGCAACAGCATATTCAGTATTATTACCCTCAAGATAAACAGGTGCTTTAAATTCAACTGTAGTTGCAACAGATCCATCTGCTGAAGTATTAACCTCTGCAGGATCTAATACTATTTCGGAGAAAGGAAGAACATGTTGTGTTGGTAATCCATTCTTCATAGATCTGATTTGGAATACCACAGGTATATCCATATCATCTTTTGTTCTAAAGAATACATCACACTTGGTGACAAATATACCACCAGGATCTTCAACTAAGAATGATTGAGCAAGAGGATCATACCACCCAATAATTTGTTGATTTGTGCTTTCAGAAACAACTGAAGATCCTACAACCTCGGTTCCAAGACTTCTATTAACATTTCTTTCTTGGAATTGTTGTCTCTGTTCAATTCTTGCATTTCTAACAGAAACAATATTCTCTTGAACAGTTTCTAGTGTTCCAGCAGAAGTAAATGTTTCATCAGTAACAGTTGTAGCATTATCAGGATTATTTTCTGCATCATTAGTTAATGTAAGAACTTTACTTCCTGTCTCAAATCTTGGGAAACTAATATTATTAGGATTAGGAATATAGAAAGATCCACCACAGAATGCACCAATATCAGAAAGAAGTTGTACATCATCAATAGTTGCTATTGCTCCACTACTTTGACCTCTTAATACCATTCCTGTTTCAACCCATCCAAAATACTCACCTTGAGGTTCATTGGATAATGAGAATGTATCTACATTCAATATTGTTGAAGTAGATGAATAAGATGCAGGGAATGTTTGATTATCATAAGGATTCTGTGAAAAAACCTTTGTAGGAATATTATATGGACCTTCTTTATGATTTGACTGTGCAACCCTAAAGTTAATTGAAGGTGTACTATCTGCAGTTATTTGACTAAGACCAGTTGGATTGACCATTCCAACAACCTTTTCACCAACCTGGAAAGTTCCAGAGGTCATACTAATTTGAAGAATTTTTGGAACACAATACTTAGTAACATCTTGCCCATCAAAGAAAGCATAAAGTTTTGTTAGAGGTTTAACCCTCTTGGCAACAAATTCAATATTCCTAGATCTCATGAATGGAACAAGATCTCTACTTACAACCCTATCACCAACAGATGTTCTATCAAATGATTCAGTAACTAATGTCTGAGTACCTGTTCTATTCTCAACACCTTGTTGAGTTGTTGTTCTTACAGTTTCTCTAGTGACACGATTAACTGTTTCTCTAATTCTTCTAGCAGGGTTTCCAAATCCACCACTAAAGTTATTAATCCAACCACCCATTCCAAACACACGAGTTTGATTAGATATTGTAGTATCTCTACTAGTATCATTAGTAGTTGTTCCTGTCCATGTAGTTTGCCATGAACCCCATGTTACTGGTCCAAATCCAGTCTGTTCATCAATCTCACCATTATCAACCATTCTATTATAAACAGATTGGTAATCACCTTCTACATTAATAATTTTAGGTTGTAATCTAGCAGTATCAACCCATGTATCCGAAGATGGGGTAATCTCCATAGTTCCTTGCCAGAAACTAATTAAGAATGGAGTAACACTTTCAGATCTAGTTGCAAAACTTTGCTTTAACCATTCAACTTCAGAATAGTCCAAAGTTATAATATCATTTTTCTTCCTTACATTAACACCTTCAATTGTTGCAAAATTAAGGTCATCAGTAGGATCATTATCAACAACTGGACCAAATATTAAATCAACAGAGTTGGTATAATGTCTTGGTCTTAATTCCTTATTTTTTGGATCAATACTATTATCAATAGAAGTTCCTTGCTCCTGAGTTAAAAATCCAGTAAAATTATCAACAAAAAATCCAGATTTAAATCTATTCAATCCATCATCATCAGCAACAAAAAGATTTGCTGTATTTGTCTCTAATAAAGAAAGAGTTGTGTAATATTCAAGATTCTTAATTCTATTCTCAAGATTCTTGATATCAGACATCGTAAATCTCTTACGATCTAAGAAATCAATTTGTGCTCCAGCAACATTATAAAGATAAGGTGGAAGCCTAACAGTTGCTATTTCTATAGCACCATCAACTGGAACAGGTTTTTGTGGATCTTCTCCAGGATCTCCATATTTTATTTGAAATTGTCCATCTTTACTTAAGAATATTCTATCAATTCTTCCAAGATAGAATGAATAATCAAGTGTTATAGTCTCATCAGATGCTAATATATTAGGAGCAGAATTTCCAGATGCATTAAAGTTTCTTCCTTTAAATTCAAGTGGAGATCTATCCCCTTCAGCAACAGAAGCTACGTTAGTTGCTCTAGGTCTGATATCAATCATATCAGTATTAGAAGTTCCATTCAATTTAGGAATGTCTATTCCATAATCATATTGATTATAAGAATCAGCAGTTATAATATCACCATTATCATTAGCATCGAAAGATCCATTAGAATAGTAAATTTTTATCTTTTTGGATGGAGCATCTGAATCAAATTTTCTTTTAATTGATCCAATATTATAAGTACTAGATTGTTGCCCATCAACAAATGAGAAGTTTGGAGATATATCAAAACTTGGTGAATCTAAACTTGAAACTATTGCATTAGCACCAGATTCTTGGAAATTTACAGTCTCTCCTTCTTTAAGTAGATGCTCATTTTGATAAATTATAGTAATTTGAGTATCGCTTGGTTTTTCTGCTACCATTCCAACAGAACCACTGGATTGTCCAATTATTTGTTCACCAATAATTAATTCATTTGTTGTGGTTGATTGTGTTACAATAGAAGATAAATTAACTTTTGGTGATGATGGATCACTCGTATCAGCTGATTCATATATTGATAATACTTCTATAATATCAGCATCATTTATGGATATGTTTTTATCTTGAACTCTTGTTCCGTATGGATAAGCACCATAAGTTAATCCATCATTTAATGTTGTAGTTCCTATTCCAGAAGCAGAATCTTTAGAAAAATTAACAACTACTGATTTAACTCTATTCCTTATTTTTTCTTTTGACTTTGGCTTCTCCTTTTTAATAGTAGCAATCAAAGTTGCTCCTTTATTTGCAGCAGGAGGATCAGTTAAACCACGAATTTGGCAAGTATTTCCAGATCCAAAATCAAATTGATCTGCTGTTAATTCATGAGTCTTACCATCTGCACCAATCAAAGAATATCTCTTTGCAGTAAATGGTTGAAATGATTCATTTGTTGGTATAGTTGGAAGAGGAGTTTCTAATCTACCACTACTAATATTAACAGGGAAAGTTTTTCTTATAACAATTGACGCACCAGTTAAATCAACTTGAGATATATTTGTCTTAGAAAGTCTTGTAACTAAAGTATTATCAGTAGAAACATCAAATTGAGTTGCTAGAACTTTTAAATCACTTACATTTTTAAATGCAACAGATGAAGTAATACCAGAAGAAGTTGATACAACAGGTAATCCACCATTACATACACCAGAAACAGTAGCAACACCAACAACAGAAACAGAATTTGAACTTACACTGATAACTCTTGCTAAAATTGGATCTTCTGATATATTAAGATCACTATACTGAATAAGATTACCAACAGTAGTAATACCTGGGAAATTAGGATTAGTACTTTTTATTACAGTTCCTGCTGCTCCTTTGTCTATACCAACAGTAGCAATACCAACATCAAATATAGTAGATGGAATTATATTTGCACTAAAAGTATTAATACCAATAGTATTATCATCAGTTCCATAAAGAGACTTGACATCAGAAACTGTATAATCAGTAATTCCTATTGCAGTTCTTCCATTATTAATACCATTAATTATTAATTGTTCATTTGCAATAAAATTACCATTTTTTTCATAAACAGTTAATCCTATTCCAGAAGTAACTGAACCTACAAGAAAAGCAGTAGCACCACTAGATTTTCCTTCAATAAAAGCAGGGACAGCTTGTGTAATAGGTTGATTTAATTCAATTTCACTAAAAGTTTGTACATCATATAACGACAAATCCCATTGATTTTTAGCTCTATCACTTTCTGCAACTTCATAAGTTCCTGATTCTAATCTAAAATCATATACCCTTGCAAGACCAATTTCTTGTCCTGGAGCACCTTCAGAGTTTACACCAACTCTTTCATCTCTTAAACTTAGAACATATGTACTACCGATACCTACTGTAGGAGTTCTGAAGACACTATTAATTTTAAAAGTTGCACCAGTATTATAAATTATTGATTGATTTTGTAATGTATGTACATCTCTTGGTTTAGGTACATCTAAAAATGTTGGATTTAATGTTTCAATCTCATAACCCTTAACATAAGCTTTACCTGGAGAAATTTTATATAATGCTAAATCATCATTTGGAGTTTCTCCTCCTGGAGTAAACTGACCTGCTTTAAATACTCCTCTATTTCCAATATTATCATTTAGAGATTCTAAAAGAGTAACATCAAAAGGTCTTACATCATAATTACCACTCTCATCATAAGTTCTTCTTGCAAGAGTGTCAGTTAAATCAAAATTCTTTGAATATACTCCACTAAATCCACCAAGAGCAGCACCTCCAGAAGATCCTTTTCTTTGAGTTCTTAAAACACCATCATTTATTACTGCTAGTTCTACAAAACTATTATCATCAAAATCATCTACTGATTTTTTAAACAAACTTAAAGATATTTTTAATCTATCAGCACCTGGTGCAGAATAATTATTAAATCCTTGTGAATTATCATTTAAACTTTCATCTATATCTGCATTTATTATCTCTTCATTCACATATAATCCTACTCTATAACTTGGAGCACTATTATACTGATCAAGAATAAGAGTTTCCTGATTTACATTACAAAATTGACCCCTAACAAAATATACCCCTTCCTGAATTTGAAAAGAAGATCCCGTAACAGCAGCATCACTAACTACTGTAAGAGCAAACGGAGCGCCAGCAGCAATTGCAGTATTACCTAACAACCCTGAAGTTATTACTTCCGAACATGTTAATTCTTCTGCATCAGAAAATACTTGAGTGGCATTATCTGCTGTATTTGATGTCAAATAATTTACGTAAAGAGTAAGTTGTCCTTGCTCAGAATCCTCTGCTAATAAAACTTTATCTACAACAGCACTTACACCAGATCTTTGACCTGTAATTTTTGTACCAATTAATTGATCTACATATGCACTTACAGGAACTCCTTGATAATTATTATTAATTTTTATACCATAATAAATTCTATTATATCCAGTATTACCAGGTATTACTTTTGCACCTTCTTTAAAGAAATGTTGACCAAATTTTTCAATTTGATTCTGTAGTATTGATTGAAGAGCAGTTAACTCTCTAGCTTGAACAGGATATCCAGGCTTAAATAAAACCCGATAAAAATCATCCTTTGGATCATAATCGTCAAAATATGGCGATACATTTAAATTGGTTTGCTGTGGCATGATTTTTTAGAACTGCAATACTATTTTGATATCTTCTTTTTGGTTTGTTGACCGAGTAATAGCTGGTCTATTATCAACAAAAATAATATTTCCTGAGTATTTTTTAACTTCGGGGTTTGCAATGCCTTCAGTAAAACTCTGTCCAAGATAATATGTTCTATTATTTATTACGGTAGATAGACCCGTAAACCCATCATCAATTTCTAAAGTAGATCCAGATGATGGAGTAATTTCTTTACTTCCTCCAGTACCAGGAGAAGAAGTAAATGCATTTAAGTTAAATCCATATTGTGGTTCTGTTACTGCAGATCCAACAGTATTAAAACCTGCAAGAGTTTTATCTTGCCAATACTTCAATACACCTGTAGTTTGATCATAATGAACAACTCTTCCTACTGCAGTCGATCCTGTGGCAATTGTTTGAGTAACATAAGAATCGGAAGTGAATGTAGCAGAACTATATCCAGTTCCTACTAATCTTATTGCACCAACAGCACTAGCTTTATCAGAAGATAAAAGAGATGTGGAATCAAATTGTTGAGGGTTGCATACAACACCCACTCTTGCAATATCATTACCTGTTACAAAATCTGGATTTTCATTATCATTTTCAATTCTAGAATACAAAAGAACATTATATGCACCAAGTTCTCTGTAAATATTGGAACCATGTCCACCTTGTGGAGGAATAATAACATCAAATAAAGGTCTACTAGTTCCTGTAGGAACTGAACCTGCATCTAAATCAACACTTCCATAAGTATACCCAGATCCCTGTTTAGAAATAACTATACTATCAACCTGTTGATCATTAGTTGTTGTAATAGTACATTCTGCACCAGATCCATCTCCTTTAATAGGAACATTACGATATTCAGTACCACCTACAGGACCAATACCTTCTCCTCTATTAGTAACAGTTACAATCTTAATAGATCCATCTACAGCATTATCTCTAACCGACGCATTATCATTACTTGTTGTCCAATCTGAAGGTACAGGCATAAAGTCTGTAGAATCAAATTTTACAATATCAGAAGGTTTAATTGTATAAAGATATTTCCAAATATAATTATCACCACTACTTCCAGCAGACCTTGGTTCTAAATCAGTAAAGGTTGGTTCATCTAATGATGGTCTTCCATTAGGATTATCTGGATCTGTGCCATTCTGAAGACACTCATAAACTCTATAATCACTGTTTATTACATAGTAAGTTGCAGTATATAAATTAGTTGCACCTGAAACAGGAGCAGTATTAGTTCTACTATAATCTCCTCTATACATGTCATAGGTAGTACCAGATGACCATACTCTTTTAGTTACTACTTGTTTTGCATCAGAAGAATTAATTTTCTTCAATGCAATCATACTATCCCAATAATCGTTTTCTTCTATAAAACTATCTTTGGGAGAAGGGGGAGTTGTATTCCAATCAGTTGCAACATCAGTAGGATTTGTTAATCCAACAAAAGAATAATATGCATTTGTACTAGAAGTTACGCCAGCAACAAAATTCTTCGCATTCAATATTCTAATCTGATCAGTTATTATAGCAGCCATTTGGACAGAGATTTTTCTTTATTTATTAATGATTTGATCAAGGAGTTTTATATTGCTTATATTTTAGAGAAGCAGATCGTCTTACTACTGATGAAGTAGAAATTCCACCTGTTCCTCCTAAAGTATATGCATTATAAGTATTACTCTCAGATCGTGAGGTTAGATTAATTTTACCCCAACTATATGCTCCAAAGTAATTGCCAGTTTGAATACCAGCACCACTGAAAGTAGGCCATTGACCACTCCAAGTATTGAAGTTGGTCACTTTCACAAACACCCTATTAAGATGAGTCGTGCCTATTCCAACACCAGTAGTTCCAACTCCTGTTGCAGCTTGAACTATTTCATAATTATTAACTTCATAAACGTTATTTAGGAATTGAGTTCCTACTCCAATAACAGCACCACCAGTATCTACAGAATTAATTGATGTAGTCGCACTACCAACTGTAGAATTATTAACTATAAAGAAGTCACCTGTAGATATTCCACTAATAGTAACTGCAGTTCCAGTAATATTAGCATCTCTTAGATCTGATGTAAGAGGAATATGTAAGTCAAATATTAATTGATAATTAGTTGAACCAGCTCCAATTGTAGTAGTACCAAATCCAACAATAATACCAGAATCACCTTGATAGTAATCAACTTTATTTTCCTCTTCAGACCATACTGGAGGACTGATAAGAACCATAGGTGGATTGGATGATGTGTATCCAGCACCAACACTAGTAATTGCAATACCAGTAATAGTACCAGCAGCACCAATTATTGGAGATCCAAAAGCAGTTGTAGATGTTGAACCAATTCCAACTTCAACACCACTTATAGAAGTAGTAGCAAAACTTACTGTAGCAGTACTATAACCAACACCACCAGTTGAAATAGCAACAGAAGAGATTGTTCCTAGACCAGATACGATTGCAGTACCAGCAGCACCAATCTTATCCTCCTGAGAGATTATCTTAACTTTCTTCTGGAAAACAAAGTCATCTGATGTTGGTGCAACATTATCAACTTCGTCATATGGATCAAAGTATGGTCTTGCATTTTCAACATAAATGATAGTTGATCCAATTCCAACAGATTTAATAATAGGTGAATAAGGATTAATAACAGGTTCATAGATTTCTCTATCTTTACCCACACCCTTTTCATTAATAATCTTATCTTCTGTTTGTCTACACCAGTTAATAGGTCTTTCTAATGTTGAATCGGCACTATTTCCTGGTCCATAATATGGTGGAGTTGAAACAACATCAGTAGAATCAACACTAATAGGAACTCTAGGAGTTTCTTGCAACCAAGTATCTTGGGTGTTTAAACGTCCAATAGTTAAATCATCACCCTGTTTTACAGTTTCAATAACTTTTCTTTCGACAACATCCTGAGATCCAGTTCCTTTATAGAAAATAATTTCAACAGTATCACCAACTTTAGGTGCTTCAGTAAATGTAATTACACTACCACCAGGGAACTTATATCCCTTACCAGGAACTTGAGGAATATTATTAACAAATACTAATAGAATATCTTGAACATCTATCTTAGATCCCTTCTTAGCAACAATTGAAGTTGTTTCTCCATTAGTTGTTAATGGGAAGTCAGTTCTACTTCCATCAATATATCTTTCAATATTATCAAGAACTTCTAATTGACCAACAGACCATCCAGTAAATTCGTCATTAAAGACTCTTTCAATATCAATCAACATTTCAGTAAAGGTTTTACTTGGATCAGTTGGAATACCTGTAGTGCCACCAATAGGAACTGTTAGTTTCTCAAGATTACCATAACCACTACCAGTATTCTGGATAGTAAATTGAACTACACTAGAACCTTGACCAACAACAACATCAATAGTAGCATTTGTTCCAATTCCAGTAGATGTGTCACTATATTCTAAAGGAATATTGCTATAAGATAATGGATCATCAATCACTACCTTATTATATCCCTCAACAACTCCACCTCTAGCATATTCATGATTTCGAGTTGATATTCCAGTTTGAGTTTCAAATGTCTTACTGTTAATAACACGTAAGATTTCACTTCCGTTTGCTGCAACGTCAAATTTACTACCAGAATTGTTATTCAATCTAGGAGCTATAATTGCAGATTGGACAGAACCAAATCCAACATAGAAAGTAGGAACGGTTGATACCCCAATATTGCATTCAAAGGTTGTTGTTCCTACACCAACAGCACTAACTGTAGTTCCTGTATAATAAGGATCAGGTTTTCTAGGATATCTGTGGACAGTTGCATAATTATCTCTTGAACATCTAAAGTATAGAGATTCAGTTTTTATTCCAATGCTTTGTCCTGTAAGTAAACTATGACCAGCACCAATACTTACTGTCAATATACCTGCAGAAGCACTGTATACCGCAGTAGAAATATTATAGTTAGTAGTTCTAGATGTACCTACATTAAGTGTAATAGCAGTAGGTGTTGTTGAAGTAATTCCTAAAGAAGTGCTAAATCCTGGATCAGTATATCTTGGATAAGTATGAACTGTTGCATAATCATCCATCTCACATCTAAATTTTAGACTATCCTGATTAACCTTAACAGATTCACCAGCAACAATAAGTCCACCTGTGGTTGCTGAAACAAAAGTATGGACACCTGTATTTGATGAAGGAATAGTGTCTAAAACTTGAACTTCAAACTGGTTAGTAGTTACACCAGAAATTGGTAACCATCTAGCACCTACAGCGTCTGCTGTACCACCAGCACCAGATCTTGGATAAGTATGATTAGTTGCATGAGAATCTTTAGCACAAGTAAAGGTTAAAGAATCATAAGCAAACCTAATCTTCTCTCCACTTGATAAGGTAACACCCGATCCAACAGTACATGTCATAATACCAATTTTTGGATCATACTCAGCATCGGTTACTGTATAGTAACTTGGTCCACGTAAACTATGACTACCAATAGTTAATGTAAGTTCACCTTGATCTGGGTTATAAGTTGCGTCAGAAACATTGTAATTAACCAAAGTAGACATACCAACGTTAATAGTAATTGTATCAGCAGTCTTAGCAGTAATGTCAGTTGTTATTCCTAGTATAGGATCAGTATTACGAGGATATGCATGATTAGAAGTATATGAATCAAATGCACACTTAAAGGTTATAGCATTAGTAGCAATTCCAACTGTATCAGTAATTGCATAAGGGTGTGAAGGTATAGTTAGTACTAAATCACCAGTTGAAGCATTGTAGGTGGCATCTGTAGGGGTTGTAGTACCTATTCCAGTAACAGTTACACCACCAGCAGTAGCACTAACAAATGTATGAGCATAGTTACCACCAGCAACTACAGCACCAGAAGTAGAACCAACATACCTATGTGCATAAGATCCACCAGCAACTACAGCACCAGAAGTGGCAGATACGAATTGATGAACAAATTGATCACTATTAGCAGCATATCCTACATCAATTGCAATGTCTCCATCATTATGAGTAAGTCCATCAGCAAGTGCGCTAACAAAGGTATGAACTCCTGTATTAGTAGAAGGTGCTATTGGAAGGACATTAACTCTGAAAGTATTTGTAGTTACATTAGAAACTGTTATCCACTTACCAGCAATAGTATCTGATTCTCTAGGATAAGTATGTGAAGTAGCATGATCATCTTTATCGCAAGTAAATGTTAATGAATCAAGTCCAAATTTAACTTTATCACCATTAGAGAAACCATGACTAGCAACAGTACAAGTCATAATACCTGTATTAGGACTATAGACTGCATTTGTTATAGTTTTCTTAGCACCATCCTTAGTAATACTAACTGCAGTATGATATGCAGAGTCTTGACCTCTTGGATAATAATGAGTGGATGCTCCACCATCTAAACCACATGTAAATGCTAGTCCTGTAAAGATAACAACACTCTTCTGACCACTAGTTGATAATCCATGACCAACAGCAGTTGTAACTGTCATAATACCAGAAACATTATCATAGACTGCGGTATGAATACCAACTCTAGGTGAGTAATCACAAGTAAATGCAATACCAGAAAGTCTTACTTCATCACCAACTGATAATCCATGATCAGTCTGTGTTGTTATGGTAGAAATACCAGTAACTGAACTATATCCAACATTTGCAACTTTTCTAGGTGAATAGAAAATGTGATCTGCATTAGTAACAGCAATTCCTGTAATATGTCCAGTTGTAATTTGTGCTGTTCCTATTCCAATTACATTTGTACCAACACGACTTAAAGTTTGTATACCAACATTAACTGTTTGAATACCTGCCCTATAACCAGAACCTGTATTACCAATACTAATAGACTTAACAGTACCACCAGCAGCAACTGTAACTGTTCCACCTGCTGCTACTAAAGGTTGATAACCAAATCCTTCACTAGATCCAACAGAAACTATTATTCCACCTTTAGGAAGATTTCCTACATTTACGTCAGAAGTTGAACTTCCAGTACCAGTAAATGAAATTGTTGTAACACCAACAGTAGGATCTTCTGTTATTGTAAATTCATTAGTTGTTCCTGAAGTTTGGAATACGTCATTAATAAGGACAATCGCAGTATCAGTAACAATTCCTGAAATATTAGAACCATCAGATTCTAAAGTAAATTCAGATTTTTGTCCGTTAAACTGAGAAGAAATACTATCAAAGATATAGTTTCTCCAATATGGTTCATTTGCAGTGTCAGGAACACCAGAACGCATAAATGTTCTTCCTTCAAAACTAGATCCTGTTGCAATTCCTACCCAATCTCTTGAGTCTGGTGGGTTTGTAGCAGTGCTTAATGGAACATTACCATAAGGTGCTTCTACAAAGTTTATTGTATTATCAACAATATTATAATTACCATCTACCTTAGTAATTAAAGTTCCTGTACCATATCCTGCTAAAGCAGTTCCAGCCCAAGGTCTTCTAACTTTAATAAGATTATCATTTCCTGATGCACCTATAGCATCAATTCTTAATATTTCATTACCAATCTTAA